ATTACTTCTTCATCTAAAATTAATAATGTATGGAGAAATAATATAAATGGTTGGTCACGTATAAATTGTGTATGGAGATCTACACATCAACAATTATCATTTGATCCTAAAAATGTAATTGGCTTTAAATTGATCTATACTCTAAATGCAAATAGAATACATCATGATATTCCTCATTTGAAATACAATCCAAATATTCCATATGTATTTAAATTAACTGGAGATACATTAGGTAATTTAGATTATAATAGAAAAGGTGTTGTGTTTGAATACAAACGCGATGATCCTGAAGAGGAAGGTATTATTATATATGAGGGCAGATTATATGCAATGATGGTTAGTGGCGAATTGATAAATGTGTGTCAGATGTCAGGAAATAATAATGGTAAAGAATCTGAAGATGAAATGGTTAGTGAATTTACTAATATATATGAATCCAGTATAGTTCATGATGTTGATATTAAATTACATGGATATGTATTATTTGAAGATTATGGATATTATTTTGCTGGATGGAATAATTTATTTAATACAAAGCCATTTATTGACCAAACCATTTATCCTGATAAAATTGAATACAAAAAATTATTACAAATAGATGATTACATAATTCAACCAATGATATCACGAGATGAATACTTTGATTCAGTTGCCACTATTGGTGTTGCAAGAGATATGCATAGTGATAATTTTAATATGAATGGTGCATATGGTGTTCTAGATCATACCATAAATAGAATCACAATGAATGATAAAGATTATCCATTTATTATTGAAATTAAATAATTATATAGAGAGGGAGAATTCTCCCTCTCTATATTCATTTTAAGTTTATATATTCTATTAACGTGTAAACTAAAAGTATTTAATGAAAGGATATGATATTTATGAATGATAAAAAACTTATATTGGCAATTGACTTTAATAACTTTATATTTGCTAATTATTACAGCCAAAAACTCTTTAATCGAAATGGGAAAAATATAAATGCCATAAAGGGTACATTTTTTAAATTAAAGATGTTAAAAGAAATGTTTAATCCTGATTATATTGTATTTGCATCAGATCTTAGTAGAGAAAAAACTTTTAGGAGAAAGTTGTATAAAAAATATAAAGCGCAAAGAAAACCTACTGATGAAGATATTATATTTCAAATGAAATATATTAGTCAACTAATAGCATTATTAGGATATAAGATTCTAAATAATGAAACATATGAAGCAGATGATATTTTAGGTATGATTAGTAAATATGGAACCGATAATAATATGGAAACTGTTATTGTATCATCTGATAGAGATTTATATCAGTTAATAAATGATAATACATTTATTATGTCTCCTCGTGGTAAAAATGAAGTAGTTGATATTGCATATTTAGTTGAAAAATATAAACTAATGCCATATCAATGGGTTGATTTAAAAACATTACAAGGAGATCCATCTGATAATATTCCAGGAATTCCTGGTATTGGTGAAATAACTGCATTAAAATTAATGCAAGAATATGATTCTATTGATGGTATCTATGATAGTATTAAAGAAATGAAACCTTCTGTACAAAAACTACTCAGAGCTGGAATTGATACTATTGATTTAACAAAACAATTAGTTACAATTATAACTGATTATAATTTAATTGGATTAAATGAAGATATGTTAATTCGTGAAGAATGTTATCCTAAAGAATGTATTGATACTATTTTAGAATTAGAAATTCCATCTTTGATTAATATATTCAATTATTCACTGTTTGATAAACCGATTTATATTGACCAGAGTAGTATAGCTGGAAGTAATGAAACATTTATGTTACCATAAAGGAGAAACAAATCAATGAAAGAAATTAAAATTATTAAAGGTAAAACTACTGATATTATTGAACGAGATGTAAATGAATTTATTAGAACTGAAGGAAATTATAATTGTTATCATAATCAAATATTTGAATTAGAAGATGTAAAATTTATTTACAATGCAATAGAAAATATTTATATTGCTATGGTTATTTATAGTATAACCAATTTCGGTTGACCAGATTTTAACAATAGAAAGGAGTTGTTTATAAAATGGCTATTACCGGATTCTATGAATCTTCTTTAACTACATCTGAAATATATGCAGGAATAAATAATACCGGTGGACCTGATTCAGTAACTAAAAAAGCAATTAATTTAATTAAGACTGCTAAAAAACTTACGAATGAAGATATTGAAGCAGCATATATTTCTGTAAAACAAATTTCAGATACTTTAACTAGAGAAGCAGTTAGAGCATTTGATGAAGAAAGAACTGTATTAGTATACAATAATGTACCATCATTAGCAGTTACTCAAGCATTACCTTTTATTACATTTAAAACTAAAAATGGTTATGTGACATATGTATTTGTAGATAAATACATTAGTATTAGTCGTGATGGTGTGATGAATATGCAAGCACCCGTACTTAGGGATCTACTCACTGGTGCATTAATTGCAAATGGTTTAAAACGAAATTATGATATTTTAGCTTCTAATCAATATTTACAAAAGGTAATGATGGAAGTATATACAAAATTTGTCATTAGAATTATCAATAAAGAATTTTCTGTAATTGCAGATAAGATTGTATTTGACACTCTTCAGTATTGGATTAATCGTTTCTTCTTAACTCAGATTCTAAGTTCTAATGATACTCCTCAAAATATTGAAACTAATGCCAAGAAACATTTTAAATTTATTGATGAACTTAAATATGATGAAATTAAACAGCAATATGATTCTATTAATCCTCAAAAAATTAGTGAATTGTTAGAATTATTAAAATTAGCATCTCCTAGAATGAAAGCTTTAAATTTAGCTAAATTCTTATCTAGTTGGATTAATTATTATTATATTCCATCTATGCTAGCAGTAGATAATATTGAATATTTAATCTTTATGATGATTACTCTATTGAATGGTAATAATATAATTAGTATTGCTGCATCTGATATGGTTAAAGAAGCTAAAAATATTAAAAGCTTCAAAGGAGAACTTTTAAAGTTAATCGTATAATAAAAGGAGGATTAACTTATTATGAATGAACAAATTATTGTAGGATCATTTACTATTCCTGAAGAATTAGCTAAAGAGCTTTCTGAATTACTTACTAAACAAACTATTCGTGAAAGACTTCTACTTCAGCTAATTGAAGATCCTGTTAAATATGAACAGACAGAAAAAATGCTAATTCCTGTTACTTCTAAAATTGAAGCAATTAAAGTTAAAATTACTAATGAATATGTACCAGAAGAATTCCAATCTTCTAAATATGTTTGGAATTATGATGGTTGGGAAGTTGCTGAAAATAAAGTTAATGTATTAACTAGTGTAAATTAAATAAAGGAGAGGGAATATTCCCTCTCCTTTATTTTTAATTATATATTATAATATTAAGATATAGAGAAATTAACATTAATCTACATACTCTATATAAAATATTTTATATAAGGAGAATCTAAAATGAGTAAGTTTGATATTAATGAAAAGGTAACGGTTAAACGTTTAGGTGATATTGATTTTAATACTCCAGCTACGATTAAATCTATTTCTAAATTAAACGGACTAGATTTATACAAGGTTGAGTATAAATCAGGTATTATTGAAAATTATGATGAATCTAGAATTGAGAGTTTAGATGATATCACTTATGTTGAAGAAAATGAAATGGAACCATTTGTAGAAATGGCTACTATTGCAACAGTTGAAAATTATAAAATCAAGATAGCAGTAAATCCAGATACTAAACGTAAAGGTAGTCCATACTTTAAGGCATATAATTCTATATCTCCTAGAAAAGGATCAAGTAAAGTTGCTAGATTTCATTTCTTAGATGAAGGTATGGAATATCATTCTGGTGATGGCTATCTTAATTGGAAGATCACCCAAGATATAATTGATGATATTAGAGAGATTCTACAAATGAAAAATGATGAAAATCCAAAATATACAAATTGGAATCATGCTTGTTATCATTGGAATCTTGAATTTAATTTAATTCCTGTTGGAATTGATAAATTTATGAATGGAGATCATGATAAAATTGATCATCCTTCTTATGTTCCTTCCACAACTCCGATTCCCAAGACTTGGAATTATGATCATAAAAGAGCAAAAGCTAAAAAATCTCACTTTAGTAATGATATTAAAATATAATAAAATTAAATTGAGGAGAGGGTATATATCCTCTCCTCTATATTTTTTAAATTTCGGTAATTAAAACAGCTTTATTTTTATGAGCGGATATTCCAAATATAGTAGTAAATACTTTTGGATTAATAATTTCACCACTTTTAATAGCATTACCAATTAATGTATTTCGTAATTTAATTTGTTCTTCTTCATATTGTTCATATTCTTTTTGAAACATTTCATGATATTTTAATAAATTAAAATGATAATGATATTTAGCAGCATCTTCCATACTACATACATTTGGATCAATCTCTTTATAAAATACTTCAGTTATTTTTCCCATAAACTTTCTTCTCCTTCCACTGGATATAAGAACTCATCCTTTTGTATAATAACTAATGAGTTACCATTTTTATCTTTGATTATTGGATGTAGTACAATTCCAAATGGAAGTTTATATGAAATATCTTCATCAGTAAATTGAATATCATCATTTTTAAAGAAGATAATAATATAAATACCGCCGCCATTATCAATATTAGGTTTATTAGATTCAATAATTCCAGGTAGCATATCTTCATCTATATGAATATTACCTTCTTCATCATATGTATATATTCCACCAGTAGTAACAGTTTGTTTGATGATATACTTTAATTCTTCAGGGCATGTAATAAATAAATTTCTATCATTATCTAGAGTAATAAAAATTAAACTAGATTTTTCTATATTATCTTCATAATTAGGCGATGGAATATCTCTAACTATTTTAAATGATTCTCGTTCTTGCCATCTATTTTCTGGATGTGGATAAATATATCCTTCAGAAGTAGGATCTCTTTCAGGGCCATTAGTAAATGTAGTTTTAGATTCTAAGTTTGATACACATGATCCCATACAAGTTTGAATACACATATTATCACAAGTACTAAAACATGCAGTACTACAAGTAGAATCACACCACCAACCACATTGATTAGAACAACTTGTACAAGTAGAT